GACCTTCGGGACTTGAATCAGCTTGTAAGCCAACTTTCGAAGGCAAGGTTCGCCGACTTCACTTGGGCCGATGTTGACTTGCAGACTGCGTGGCTTGTTGGAATCACTGTTGCGAATGATTCGGGCAATGCGCTGCTCAAGTTGTTTCGCCGGTGTCGCTGGTGCGCTGAAACTAGGCTTTGTCATCGACTTGCCATTCCTCGATGTCGGGAATGCCTGGCTGGTCAACTGTCAGCGGTTCTAGTGGCATGACTGTCATGACTGCTCCTCGTGAGTCACTCTGACAATGCACCAACGAATTAGTTGCGAAACAGTTATTTCCATGCGCTTTGCTTCCTTGCGCAGCGCACTTATTTCTTGATCACTTAATCTCAATGAAGTTACTTGCTTCGGCTTGCTGACCTTTTTTCTTGAGGTGACTGTCACCACTGCTCACCGCCGTCAAGCAACTGGAATCGGCGTGACTGTGACTTCACTTCGAGCAGGTCAATGACTTGTTGCGGTAGTACCTCGCGAGCCTTCTTGACATCGAAGCGCGTGGATTCGACTGTTGTCCAGCGAACTGCTGGCGCACCGTTGACAGTGCCAATGAGTGCATCACCCATCGCGGATTTGATTTGCTCGGTCAGAATGTCTGCCTGTTCTTGCATCTCGCTAATCTCAGCTTTCAAACGGCGAAGTCGTGCCAGTAGTCCAATGACGCCTGGGTCGAAGTCGATTTCCTCTTGGTTGATTTGAAGGCTCATGCTGTGACTCCAATTTTTGTAATTCCTGTTTCTTGTAATCTCCACAAGCGCATCTCAACTGCATGTGTGGAACGCTGACAACGCTTGGCATGTGCCTCAGCTGTCAAGCCATTTGCCAAATCTTCCAAGAGTGCTTGATCGTCCTCTGCCTTCCAAGCCCTTCGGGGATAAATAACCCTTCTGGCTTGTTTTGTTCGATAGTGAAAAGGGATTTTTTCCTGAGAATCATCCTTTTCTTGCAGGCTGCAAATAATTTCAATCAGTGTTGACTTGGATAAACCTTCCAACATTGATTTGGTGAATGTGATTTGAAGGCTCATGCTGCTTCGGTTTCCTTTGCTTCTTTGATTCCTGCGTTGTAGGCATGAATAGTGGTTTTGAACCATGCCTGTTTGATGTCGATGATTGACTGCTCAAAGGCTTCGCGTGCATCGCGTTGGCCGTTGGCGAATCGTTCGAGTTGGTTCGCGTGCCACTGTGTCCAGTAGTCGCTCGTCTTGCGGTTCTCAATCCACCTGCCGAGGCAGAAGGCAATCACCAAGGTGATGATCCATGCGATTGTTGTCATTTGTTTTTGTCCTTTGCTTGTGTTCTGTTGGGTCGAAACTTTGAGATTTGTGGTGGCCATCCTGCGCGTTCGAAATGGCGGTATCGTTCGAATGTCTTGGTTGAAATCCCGACATCGTTACAGGCTCGGTCGAGGTTCATTCCTCGCGCCATAAGGCTGCGAACTGTGTCCAATTTCTTTTGACGAATCGCCGACTTCGACTGATTGCCGTCAGCTGCTCGGCGTTCCTCGGGCAGTAAGCCACCCCAGATTCCGTCACCAATGCCGTTGTCCAAGGCGAATTGCAGACAGTCCACTTGATGGACACATTCGCCGCATAACGCTCGGGCAATGAAGGTGTCCTCTGCTCGAACTTCGAGGTTTCGAACTGTTTCGGGAAACCAGGTGTCAGGGTCAAAATCACTGCTCGCGCATTTGGCTTCAGGGAATTTGGGAAGGCTGAGGCTGAATTGTGTGAATGGGTCATTGCTCATCGACCCCTCAACAGTTCTGCCATGCGCCAGAGAGGCATCACTGCCCACCAGTCGCCGACTCGGGATGCGCCTACGCCGTTCGGCTTGACCACTAGGAATGCCTTAGTTGCCTGAGCGTTCGTTGCCTCAACTTCTAACTCGCGAAGCCATGCCGGAATTGCGTAGGTTCGTTGGTTCTTGATCTCGATGACAACATTGCGAATGCCAGTGACATCGCCTTTGTCTAGGACTCCGCGCAGTGGCGAACGGTCAGCATCAGGAAAGCCGTTGGCTTTCAGATAGTTGACCACCGCAGTTTCCGCAGCAGTTCCCTTAGCGCGTTGCTTGCTCACTCCTTGTCCTTCATCTTTGAAAGTTCATAGGACAGGTCGGCGTTCTGTGTTCGTAGTCGGCGCAGTTCCTGCAAGTAACCGCCAAGGGTTTCGCGGTGTTGCTTTTGCAACTTCTCAATGCGCTGGTTGAATAGCACGCTTGCCATCAGCCAGACAACCGCAAAGGCGAGCAGGGTTCGAATCAGTAGGTCGGTGTAGTCGCTCATTACGCACCACACCTGTCGCAAGTCCACCGCTTGAAACGGTTTGACCATTTGGCTGGTGTCAGGCAGTCGCCACAGAGTTCAGCTGCGAAGTCTGACATGGTGTTTTTTGTAAGGAAATCAGGCACTTGTTGAGTGCCAGCCGTTGTGTCTTGCTTTTGTGCTTGCATTTGTTTGTCCGTTCTGCGATGGTGCAGATGCGACATGAAAACTTTTTCTAGAGGATTCAACTTTGATTGCTAGACTTTGTCCTCAAGTCAGAATCCGATTTCTGACTTTGTCATAAAGTCTTTTAAGTTGTAAGAAAACGCTTGCAGGCCTTTTCTTAGTCCTCTAGATTCGTTGCCATGTCGCATCAACTAATACCAGGGGGTATTTAAGAATAGATGTTATTCGCAACGAAAACTAAAAGTCAAGGAAGTCCGTCACGACACGCCAAAAGGCAACAGACTTCTTTTGAGGCAATCTTGCAACAGTTGTCCGATTTCCATGATCTGAAAGGGCATTCGCCCAGCACGAAACGCCAAGCATTGCAAGTGATTCAGCGATTGGGTAAGCACCCGAACGAGGTCACAAAGATGGATTTGGTCAGCCAACTGGCGAAAATAAATAAGGCATCCTCAAAGACAACAGCCCGAATGCAGATGCGCTCGGCGTTCGGCGCACTCTTTGAGTTGGGTTTGATTAGTCAGAACCCTGCCGAGAATCTGCCAACCTTCAAGAAGCCTCGCAGTTCACCGCGACCTTTAACTGATGCCGAGGCAACCGAATTGATTCACAACGCGCCAGAACCATTGCGCTCGATGTTCATCTTGGGTTGCTTCGCTGGCCTTCGGGCAATGGAAGTCGCTGCCATTAAGGGTTCGGATTTGTCGTTCACCGATGGTGGTTATCAGTTGCGCGTTATCGGCAAAGGCAAAACCGACTTCACGATTCCGGCACATCCAGCCGTTGTTGCGGTGGTTATTGGCGCAGACACTGACGGTCAGCTTTTCCCTGGCTTGACCGCCGATGCTGTGACTTCGAAAACTCGGCGTTACATGAAAAAGGTTGGCATGGATAAAACTTTCCATTGTTGTCGTCATTACTTTGCAACCACCGCGTTGAAGGTTTCGGGTGGCGACATTCTCGCGGTCAGGGATTTGATGCGACACACTGATGTTTCAACGACCCAAATCTATTTGAAGGTTGCTGATGGTCGCGGTGCTGAAATCTTGGGAATGTTCAAGACACCAGACAGGTTTGCTGGCTAAAACAAAACAAAAGCCCCGACACCCATTGCGGATGTCGGGGCTTTTCTATTTAGTTATGAACTGGTGAACCTTGCCAGAAAGGACAAGAGTCAAGGCTCACCAGAAGTCTGCGTTCCCTTAGCCTTCCCATGCCATCAGGTGCGACAGTTCTAGCCTAGGGGATAGTTGCGATTGTCAGATTGGTTCATCGGGAACAGCGCACTCGCCAGCACCTGCGAAGTACGCTGCGCCGTCAACGAAATGGTCACGATCTAAACTCGCTACGCACCTGGCAAGTTTCACACCTGCCATACACAGTGCCACCTGATGCGGCCTGACTTCGATGCCGAGAATCACTGACCAGATTTTCGCGATGTTCGAATGGTTGGTGACGAAGTCGCCAGCCTTGCGGTTGCGGTCGCCACTGGTCAGGTCGATTGCTTCTTGCAGAATGTCGATTCGGTTCATGCGCAGAGTCTTTCCAATAGGTGCTGATAGTCGTCACTGGCGATGTAAGTTTTGAAGGTTTCAAGGTCGGCACTGTAAGACTCGATTGAGTTTGTCACGCGGTAAGAATCATCCCACTCGCTTTTGCCGGTCATTGGGTGCAAGTGTTCGACAACAGTTTCGGGCAGGTATCGAATGGCGTTCAGGTCTTGCCCTAGGCGAAGCCAGAAGTCGTCAACATAAAGATGAACAAAACTGTCAGGTGTCATGCCGTTCAACTCTTTGACAATGTCGGCAGTCATTCCAACTGCGGTCGGTAGTCCTTTGCTTTGAAATAGGTCATCGCCGTAGACAATTCCAGTTCCGAGTTCGTCAAGGTTTGTGCGCCACACTTCATCCCAATGCAGGGTTCGTGGTCGGTGGTCATCGCCCATGTAAATGAAGTGATGAAACCGATTCAATTCCGACAACATTCTTGCGCCAGCGTTCAATGGGTCAGCCACGCCTTTTCGACCACGCTCGAAGCACAGAATCTCGGTGAAGTTATTTTCTAGTTGATCGTATTGCTCAAGGGTTTCATCATCATGGTCAACAATGACGAACAATTCTGAACTGGTTTCGGTGTCTGTCAGTGCCTTTTGCAGCTCGACGATGTTGTGCGGCCGATTTCTGCTCGGCACGATAATTGCGGTATTCATCTTGTTTCCCCTGCCAGAACTACGAGGTCACGCCTCGGGTCGTATCCATCGCCAACAACAAGTGACACAATGCCGGTCGGCGATTCCAGTCCTCGAGTGTTCCTGAACCAAGGCGAACCGCCATCCATCGCTGGTGTTTGAACCCATAATCTTGGCCCAACTTGGCTGACCTTGTAGTGATGATAGTGCGCCGAGATTAGAACATCGCAACCGCCGACTGGCGTTCGACCAGTTGCCTGACCTTCCCACCATTTCGTCATGTCGCGTGCCTGATGTCCATGCACGAAACCCACCATCGAACCTGACAAGTTCATTGCCAGTGCCACTGAGTCGCGTTCAGGAAACCTGAACTGCACATGAGCAAGGGCAGGATTCTCGGCACAAGCATCCGCGACAGCTGACACAACTTCAATTTGCCATGAGTCAATCGGATCAGTGAGAACAATGCGGTGCGGTTCGTCATGGTTTCCTGGCACACAAGGCACAACAAGATTCTCAACCAGTGGCGCGAATGCTTTTATCCAGTTCAACAAAACCCTGCGACCAACTCGAACCTGTTCAGTGATGGACAAATCCGAACGACCAAGGACACCGCCTCGCTGGCTAGTGCTTCCCTCGATACAGTCCCCGAGTTGTGGCAACACCACCTGACCAATGTCCCTGCCCGATTTCGTCAATTCCTTGAACCTGCCAAGTGAAGCCTCAAGCCCATCGCCCATGCGCCTCACAGTGCCGTCAGTACCGTCGCCAGCATCCTTGCCGTATTGAGTGTCACCAACGCAAAATAAACCCGACAGCGAGCCTGTGTGAGGCTTCTGTCGGGTATTGGGTCGCCACTTATTCAGGGCAGAAATCAGTTGTTCAGTGTCGAGCGCAAGGGCAGTGCTGATGGCCTTGGCAGGCGCAAGGGAAACCCTTGCCGCCTCAAGCCACTCGCCGTCATAGCGTTGCCAGCGCGAACGCCGAACCGCCGTCACAGTCCACTGG